CGGTTGTATCCGGCTGGCGAATACCACGGATCGCGGTCAGAATCTGTGCGAGCGCATAGACCTGCGGTGTCACCGTTCAGCGGAACCCAACGGTACTTGTCGTTGTATGGATCGTACTGATATTTCCATCCGCTGTCGATTACTGCATATGAACTGGAAACATTGAAAGTATCGTTGCGCCAGTCAACCAACTCAGAGGTTACTTCTGCTGCGGTTGGTTCATCAAAGATACCTGTATATGGTGCAGTCACAAATGCTACGCAGTCTTTGCGCGCCTCTGCGATCTGTTGAATGAGATTTTTGGCCAGATCGGTGTGAACTGTGTCCTCGCCTGGACCATCAGGAGCGCCAAGCAGAATCAGAGAAACATCAACCTGTTCTGCGTCCATGAACAGTCCATATCCACGAGTACCATCCGAGTTGAAGAAATCACCTTCAGAGGGAGCAGAACCATCAGAACCACCTGTTAGACGATGCCCGTCACGCCCCGTAGCGAGGTCACCTGCAACGGTTACAGGAGTCACGGTTTCGAGTTCAAGATTATCGGCAACGGTTACTCCGCTGATGTCAAACTCTTCACCCATCCAAATGTACTCAGAACTGTTGTTAATTACGGTGCGAATATAGTTGCTTGATCCGTCTGGCTTCTTTGCAGCAGCGAACAGCGACACGCCTTCGTACTTCTCAAGCACGGTGTTTTTAATACCCGAGATTTCACCTGTGCGATCAACGATGCACAGGTTGATTTCATCGCCGTACACATCACGCTCATGCGCCCAAGCGGAACCACCTGTTAGTTGATCTCCCAATCCGCTCACCGAGTTTGGAGCGCGATCAAAGATCTGTGAGTACAGTAGTTCAGTATCTGCTTCGATATCCATACCGCCGGTGGTGTGATCGCTAGCCAGACTGTATGCATACACCGAGATTGCATTACCGAGTGCGCCTGGATACTTGGCAAGGAAACCAAATGCTTGTGTGTCGTTTTCCCAAGCCTGTTCGTTTGGAATGTATCCTGTGACTGAGCCTGATCCTGCTGCACCTGCATTCCGAGCGGTGCCTTCATCCACTACACGCACAACTTTCAGATTGTTGCCGTACGAGAGGAAGTTTGCAGCAGCAAGCCATCCTGAAGCATTGTCATCGTTTGGTTTACCAAACACCGACACGAGTTCGTTTTCGCTTGAGATGGTCAGAATTTCATCTACTGGACCCCAAACAAATTGACCTGCATATGCACCTGAAGAAGTAGCAACAGCAGGAATAATGTTTGTAAAGTCAAATTCTTTGATTTCTACGCCTGGACTAAGTTGGAATCCCATGTGTGTCTCCTTTGGTCAAACAGAAGTTTGGAATGGTTCTGCGCTTGTATTTATGCCTACTCTTACTTTCAGAAAAGGCATTCACCACATGGTATTGTCATCGTCAGCCACTAAGCCGTCATCAATCATTCCGAACGGGGTCAAGTCTTCTTCGATCCTTTTGATCTGATCTTCGTAGATCAGTCTACGGATATCTATGTTTGTGAAATCCTTGAAGTATGGTTGAGAAGTCATCCATGCAAACAGAACAAGGGTCATTACCAAGTCATCGTGATAGCCAGGTTCTGCTTCAAATGTGTCGCCTTTGGACACAAATGTGGCGAGTTCGCTGATGATATCAAAGTCTTCCACCAACAGTTTGTCCTCTTCGATCAGAGATTTCAGAACCGAGCATCCTACCTTTTTCACGGGATGGGTGGTTTTCACCCCTAATTGGCGTTTGCCAACTCCAAAGTTCGACAGTACCTGACCACCTCGGCCTCGCACGGTGGTATTCAGTAGATTCTCGCATTCCAAGTCTTCGTGCAAAATTGTGGCAACTTGCTCTCCAATATCGTTCAGTTCCACCAATACACTGGCATTATTGTAATCTTTGGCAATTTTGTCGATGATAGTTGGCAGAATCAGATGCGACATGGAGTTGTTGCGAAACTTTGCAACCAATCGATATGGAGTCTGAGTCACATCCATCACCGTGATGGCATGATAATCTGATCCACCGCCGCGTGAGGTGTCTACCACTACGGCGTAGATATGATCTGGCTTTACTGCTTCATACACATCCATACCGTCTAGAGTTTTCTGTATGGGTCGGCGCCACGGCAGTGTTTTCAGTTTCTTGACATCAATCAAGGTATGAAGCGATCCCACAAACTCGCACTCAAACTCTACACGGAACTGGTCTTCGCTTGTGTTTGCAATGGTCTGCGCTTTCCATTTGTCATCTCGTCCAGGCACATCGCTCCAATGGATTTCAACAGGCACATATGCATTGGTCTTTTCTTTGGCGCCGATCCATAACCGATAAAACAGATTCAATCCTTTCGGAGTGGATACAATCAACACCTTTGATGTTTGACCGCTGGCGATGGTGGGATACACAGACGAGAAGAAATCTTCTGCCAGTTCATGTGGCACATATGCAAACTCGTCAAGAATAATCAGGTTGAACGATCCACCACGAATAGCAGATGAAGAAGTAGCAGACGCAAGAATCTTGGAACCGTTTTCCAGTTCAAGAGAACCTTTGTTCCAACTCACGATGCCCTGTTGTAACCATTTAGGCAAATACTCGTATGCTGTTTTGAGTCTACCTAGCAGTTCTCGTGCAGTCTGTAGTTTGTTTGCAAGCAGCGCCACATTGGTTGTGGGGTTGAATAGAATGTACCACATAGCATATGCCAGCACCGTGGTTGACTTACCGCTCTGACGCGGATACTTGCAAATCACAAACCGATTAGAGTGTACTGTTCGCAACAAGTCTTGCTGAAATTGCCAGGGTTCAAAGGATTGAAGTCCTTTGTCAAGCGTCACGATGCGAATATACTTGGTGATGAAGTATATTGGGTCTTCGCTGCATTTCATGTACTCTGCAACTTGTTCGGGAGTGAACGGAACAGCGGTGTTTGCCGCCTTCAGATTGGGATTACCAAGATAGGTATTTTCCTGTCGCAGAGTCATGCTTTACTCACTTTGGTCTTCAAGTCGCTTGCGCTGTTCTTCCTTTTGTAGTTTCAGATATTCTTGCAGGTCTTTGGTGCTGCCCAAATAGATGGCATTGTTTGTGATGCTTTGTGCGGTTTGCTTTTCGTGTGCTGCCACATGACGAATATCTTTTACTCGCTTATGCAGATCAATGAGATTGCTATTCGCGTCCGCAATCTGACGCATGATGATGGCAGCAACTTCGTATGCGCGGGGAGATTCTCCTTCACTGGCAACTTGCAGAATACCATCAAGCGCAGATTTACCCACATCAATGAGGTCTTTCAGATTCTTGCGAACTTCGCTGTAGTCATTCGCTGCGTGGGGGTCTTCTTGTGCCAGCGGATGCTGCGCTTCAGGAACTTGTGTTGTGATCGCTTTTACTGACTTTTCGATGGGCACAATATCATTCTCAATGCCTAGAACCGATGCAAGTTTTTCATCTACTATTTTGGTTGGTTCCATGTTTACGCTCCTGCATTCCAACTTGAATCAATGTCTTCAAACAATTCTATGTCTCGCCAAACATCGTATGCAGTACCCGTTAGAGAAAGTGGCGCATTGGGTCCCGTAGTTCCTTCCTCAACGGCACGATCCCATATTCTTACAAAGTCGCGGGTTGATGTTCTTGGTTTTCCGATGTCGGAAATATCATGTACAGCAGTTTGTGTTTCTAGTATAAATTTTGTATCGCGTAGAGGACCTATGATGTATCCTTTCACATTAAATGACATGGTGTACATCATAGTTCTGACAGAATCATAGTTTCCTTCATAGTCATCTTCCCAACCAACTGAGGTGAGCGTGATTGGCAGGTCTATCTTTTTGTCCATGTCTGTGAAGTTGATACTGACCGTGTATGACGGAGTGAAGTACGGAAGAATTTGCTCGACTATTCTGAGTCCGTTGTCCATTGTATCCGGCATAATATACAACTCAAATGCGAATGTGTACGGAACTTCTGCAAATCGATAAACCTTTTGATAGTCTGCGGTAGACGCGCTGCTATCGCGCACCTTTTTGGTCATGGTTGTGCGTTTACGCCCACTATCATATTCCCAACTGGTTAAAGCAAATCCCAAGCGAGGCAAAGTCATGTTGAAAGTCTGACCACTTTCCATTTTGCTTTCTGAAAGGCGTCTAATCCATTTTTGCTTGGGAGCATATGTAAGAGGAATGCGTTGCGGTGGGTTATTTGCAGAGTCGCTGATATACAGATTGTTGAACAGAGAACCAAATGCAACAACTGTTTTGCGAACACATTGATGGTAGAATGGATTATTGCCGTTGAACATTAGGTGTTCTCGCTAAATGGATTAGTTTCGGTAAAGTCTACGATTTGATCCAGTTCAATTTCAAATTCTGCATTTTGATTCACCGTACTATTGGGCGGGCCAACCAAAATATTAGTTGTTGTCTGTGTAGAGTAAGACCATGATGCTCCTGAGTTAGTACCGACAATAGGAGTTGGACTAGCAGTAAACACACCCACTACTCGCTCTAATCTTAACACAGCAAGCGTCATACCTGATGGTGGAGTCCAGTTTAGCACCTTGGCAGATGCAGTTCCTTGCGTTACCGTTTCTCCAATAGCATAGGTTCCTGATCCAGTTACAAGAGTCACATCCAACGCCATTTCGGTATATCCTTGTTCA